GATGAGTGCCGGCGCATGATCGACCTTGACGGCCGCGAACCGGCGAAGGCGGAGAACCTGATCCGCTGGGCCCAAGGCAACACGTTCTGGCGGAAGAACGTCCTGTCGATGGGCAAGTTCCGGGCCAAGTACGACCAGCTCCGCCTCGCCGCGGTGGAGGACTGGGAGAAGAACAAGACCGGCGCCTCACCGGACGGCCTGATCGACGTCGAGTCGGTCCTGGGCCGGGACGTGTGGACCCCGGGGACTCCCCCGGCGGGGCTGGACATGGCCGGGGAAATTGAGTGGAAGAAGCAACAGCGGGCCGCGCATAAGGCGGAACGCCTCGAAGAAGCGAAACGGAAATTGGGGGAAGCAGCATGAACGACAGGACACCGCGACAGGATCTCGATTCGGAGCGCGCCGTGATTGGGGCGGCGATGCTGGATCAGCGCGTTTTGGAGGACATTCACCTCAAGGCGGAGGACTTCTACCGCCCGCAGCATGAGCAGTTGTGGGACTTGATCCTCGTGGAGCACCGCGCCGGCCACCCGGTAACGCCCTTCGCGCTGGTCCAGAGGCTTGTCACGGCGCCTATCCAGGGCATGGAGGTCTCTTACCCCCATGAGTGCGCTGCGGTGGCTCCTGTGCGCTCTCAGGCCCCGTACCATGCCGACATTGTCAAGGGCCTGGCCCGGCTCCGGCGGCTCGCCGACGTCGGGGCGAAACTCCAGCAGATGTCCATGACGTCCGCATGGGACGAAACGGAGCAGGTCCTGGACGATGCCCGCGCCACACTGGACGCGACCGCCAACGAGGCGACCGGCATCCGGGTCCGGACTTTCGCGGACGCCCTGGAATCCGCCATCGACCTCTGGTCCTCCCCCAAGGGCAAGTCCTACCCGACGGGCTGGTCCGAATTGGACCGGAAGTTCAATGGCGGCTGGCACCCCGGGCAGTTGACGATCATGGGCGCCCGCCCGGCGGTCGGTAAGTCGCTGGTGGCCGGCTGCGCCGCGGTCGCAGCAACGTCCTACGGCGTCGGGTTCTTCTCGCTGGAAATGAAAGAGCACGAGGTCATCGGCCGTATGACGGCGGCCTCGGAAGGGATCGACCTGCACCACCTGAACTCCTTCGAACTCACCGAGGGCGACTGGTCCAAGGTCGCCCGGCTCCGGGCGAAGTCCGCCGACTGGCCGGTCTACATCGAGGAACTGTCCCGGACCACCATGGCGCAGATCCGCGCCACAGTCCGGACATGGAAGCGTCGCGGCCCCGTCCCGCTGGTCATCATCGACTACCTCCAGCTCGTCGCCCCGGCGGACACCCGGGAGCAGCGGGAACGGCAGGTCGCCCGGATCGCGGAGGACTGCAAGCACCTCGCCAAAGAGTTCGACACGCACGTCCTGGCACTCGCCCAGGTGAACCGCGGGTCTACGCAGCGCGCCGACCCGCGGCCGACGATGGCGGACCTCCGGGAGTCCGGCGGCATCGAGGCGCACGCGGACAACATCATCCTCCTGCACCGCAGCGACGACATGGAGGGCGAGATCGAGTTCATCATCGAGAAGAACCGGCACGGCGAAACGGGCAAGATCAACCTGGCGTGGCGGCCGCATTTCGCCTCGGTCAACTCCATGGCTTCCGAAGCCGGCGACTTCCGGTACGGCGTCGCATGAGCGGCTTCGAGGACATCACGGCCTACTACGACCAGAGTCGGGCGCACGCAGAGCACGTCCACTCGATCAGCCTCGGCGAACTGCTGGACCGGATCGAGGAACCCGAGCGGCGCTGGCCGGTCCGGAACCGGGAAGAGCGCCAGCCGATCAGCTCGCAGAAGCGCGCCATCATCCATGAGCGCGACGGCGGGATTTGCCGGATGTGCGGCACCGGCGGGCACGTCCTCACGGTCGATCACATCATCCCCCGGTCAGCGTTCGAGGCCTCCGACCTGGCGGCCGCCGACAGGTCTGACAATCTCGTCTCGGCGTGCTGGGAATGCAACCAGCGCAAGAGCAACTTCGAGTCGATCTGGATCAAGCGGCTCGGCGTGGTCGTTGCCTGCTGGTACTGCCTGAATCCGGGGTATGGCGAGCATGACGACACCTTCGACGGGATGCCGTACCCGGTTACGGTCCCGGTGTTCTGCGGCCGCTGCGGAATTTCCAGTGCCCCGGCCGTTGAGGGGTGGGTTCTGTGAGGGAGTGGACGATAGACCTTCCGTGGGCGACTCCGCCGGTGAAGCCGAACGGCGGGCACGGGAACATTTACGCGCACGCCGGCAAGGTCAAGGCCGCACGGGAGGCCATGGGGCTTCTCGCCCGTGCCGCGGGCATCCCGGTCATGGGCCGGTGCGAGGTGTTGCTGACCTGGCATGTCGGGGACCGGATCGCCCGGGACGCCGACAATCTTGTGTGGACGTTGAAGCCACTGTGCGACGCGCTGTCCTCCGGGAAGAAACCCACGGATCACCCGATTGTGAAGGATGACACGCCGGAGTTCATGGTCAAGCACATGCCGAGGGTGGAGTACGTGAAGGGGCAGCGGAAGCGGCTGAGTGTGCGGGTTCGGGAGTTAGACACGCCGGAGAAAGTGCCCGACTTTATGGAACACTAGGGAACTTTGCTGTAGACTGATGGAACAAAGAAGAAGCCCCGCGACTGGTTCGCAACAGTCCGGGGCAATGACGGGAAGGAACCCCGCAATGCCCATTGTACCCACCCCCGAACTGGAGGCCGCGGTCCTGTACCGCCAGCTCCGCATCGCCAAAGTCGCCATGGAACGCGCCGACGCGACCCTCGCCCAAGCCTCCACCGAAGCCGCCCAGGCCCGCGCCCGGTACGAATCCATCCAGACCGAAATCCGCGACCACACCCCCGTCAGGAACGCCGCATGAGCGGCCCGATCATGTACCGCAAGAAGCCCGTCCTCATCGAGGCTATGCGGCTAACTCCCCTCAATATCGAGGACGTCGAGGCGTTTGTTGGCGGGGATGCTGGCATGCACCCTGAAGGCGGCCTCGTGATAGCTACCCTCGAAGGCCCGATGCGTGCGCGTATCGGCTGGTACATCATCAAGGGCGTCAACGGCGAGTTCTACCCCTGCGACCCCGACGTCTTCGCGAAGACCTACGAGAGAGTGGCCGCATGAGCGACTACACCGAGCACCTGATCAGCATGGCCGGCGGGGACGGGGACCAGCTCGCCGCGGATCTTGCCGCCGCTGATGACGCGTACACTGCCGCCGTGTCGGCTGCCGCGGGTGGCGGGGACTGGGCGCATGCACGGCAGGCACGGGAGGCTGTGAAGCAGGCACGCGCCGCACTCGTCGCCGGGGAGGCCGCATGAGTGAGGACGAACGCGAGGCTCAGGCCCGGGCGCAGGAAGCCGACCGGATCGGCCCCGACCAGGAACGCGCCGACACCTACGAGAGAGAAGACCATTCATGAACCCCGACTGCCGAGACGGCAAGCACGCTTCATGCTCCGGCGACGGGTGGGACATCGAAGCAGATGCACCCACCGCGTGCCCCTGCGACTGTCACGGCCCCACCCGTGCCGGAGTGTGAGGCGGAGCGCCGGATCAAGCAAACCCTGTACGTGATGGAGAACGACTGGGCGTCGGGCTCGTTCGATTACGGGAAGGTCAAGCAGATGCTGACCGGCCGCAAAGACGACACGTGCACGTGTGAACCGGCGCGACACGCCCAACAGTGAGGAACAGTAAGGAACTTCCCTGTTAAGATGTGTGATATGAGCAACTGCGGCGCATGCACTGGGGAAACGAACATCAAACTCTGCCACGATCACACCACCAGGATCGAGCAGGACCTCGCCGAAACGGACAACGTCATCGGCGAACTACGCACCACCATGGCCCGGCAGGACAAAGGGGCCGACAGCATCGGCGGCGGGGGACCGGCAGGCTCCCGCCCCCCGATCAACCTCGACGCCCTCGACCGGTACGAACAACTCCGCGAAGTCCTCACCGGCTGGGCCACCCAACTGGAGGGCCGGGCGTACCTCGTCCTCGTCAAGACGGAAGACGTCGCCTCCTACCTGCTCGCCAACATTGAGAAGGTCCGGCTCGCCGAATGGGCGTACGAACTCCTGGACGAACTCGCCCAGGCCATGACCGAAGCGCGCAGGGCCACGGACCGGGCCGCCGACAAGATCAGCCTCGGCATCTGCGGGGCATGGTTCGAAGGCATCCGCTGCACCGATACCATCCTCGCGATCACCGGCGCCGCCCTCGGCCGCTGCCGGACCTGCGGGACCACCGTGGACGTCAGGGAGCGCCAGGACGATCTCATCGGGCAGGCGTGGCACGTGCGCGGGACGCTCCCGGAAATCCTCCGGGCACTCAAGGCCCACGGGTCCGTCAATATCCCGCTGGAGCGGGCTAAGAAGTGGGTACAGCGGGGGCAACTGGTCCCCGGCCCCGACGGCAAGCACTCCCCCGCCTCGATCCGCGAGTATTACCTCACGACGCGACACGCCCAAAAAGTTGGGTAGTGTTCCTTGCTTTTCCGTTTTCCTGTCCCTAAGATGTTCTTAGAGTGCAAGAAGTGGCTGAGACCCCACCCGCGCACCTGCGAACTTGAAGCCCGCCAGCGTCCCCCACGCCGGCGGGCTTCGTCGTTCCCCAGCGCCAACCCTGGGTAAGAGGTTGGCTCCGTCGGGCCCGGGGAGACTGCAGAACTCCCCGGGTCTGGCACCAAGGATGGCCGCGACCGTGCGCGGCTCAACAAATACGCGGACGAGATGCGGTGTCCTGATTAGTGGCGCGATCAGGGAACTTCAACGTTCAGGGCCTTTATGGCTCGCGGGTTCGACTCCCGACCATCTCACTGGCACGAAAGCACCCCGGTCAAGTAACGCGAGACGTACACAGCGGGCTCGCAAGTAGTGCCAACCCAGTAAGGGGGAACCGTGGCGGTCTGCAAATATGCACAGCTCATCACAGGCTTCCCCGGCATCGACACGGCGGCCCCGTCCCGGCAGCACGCCGAAGACCTCGGCTACCAGGTCGGGGACCGGACGATCCGCCGGCACCGCGCCGAACAATGCGTCTGCTACGCGGTGGAGACACCCGAGGCCGGGGAGTCGGAGACGCACAACGCCGACGGCTCATCGAACTACACCCGGTTCAGCAAACGCCCCTGGGGGTTCGAGGACTACTGCGCGTTCATCCGCTCCACCGGGCAGGACCCGTCCAAGGTCACGTTTTCTTGGGGCTGGACGTCCAACGCGACCGGCTCCGGGTTCTGGAACAAGCTCAACAACGTCCGCCCGATCACCGAGGCGGGCGACGGTGCGCCAGCGTGGCCCGTCATCCAACGGGCCGCTCCCGTCCAGGTGACCATCGCCGCCCAGCCGGCCAAGCCCGTCCGCGGCATGAAGCTCGCCCTCAAGGGTGCTGACACGCAGATAGGGTTCCGACGCCTCGCCGACGGCACCCTCGACCCGTTCCACGACGCCAAGGCCATGGACGTCTTCGCCCGGGCCGCGTACAAGATGCAGCCGGACAAGATCCAGATCCTCGGCGACTTCCTGGACCTCGCCTCACAGGGCCGGTTCGCCCAAGAGGCAGCGTTCGCCAGCACCACGCAAGAAGCGATCGACGCCGGGCATAAGTTCCTGGCAACACTCCGCGCCATGTGCCCCGAAGCCGAGATCATCGTCATCGAAGGCAACCATGACAAGCGCATGCAGAACTTCATCGAAGCCAACGCCCTCGCCGCGTTCGGACTGAAACGGGCGAACATGCCCGAATCATGGCCCGTCATGAGCCTGCCGTCCCTGCTCCGGCTCGATGAGCTGGGCATCCGGTACGTGGACGCCTACCCCGCCGCGACCGACTGGGACAACGACACGACCCGCAACATCCACGGCACCAAGGCGAACAGCAAGGGCAGCACCACCGCCCAATACGTCCACCAGGTCCCGCACCTCAACACCTGGGCAGGGCACACTCACCGGGTAGAGATCACCTACCACAGCGTCATCGGCCCCCGCGGCGAGGCTATCGAGTCCTACTCAGCCAACCCCGGATGCCTCTGCCGCGTAGATGGGGCCGTCCCCTCGGTCAACGGGGCCATCGGTGCCGACGGCTCAGCAGTCCGCATCGTGGAGAACTGGCAGCAAGGGTTCGGGCTCGCCTACTACAACGACACCGAATCATGGCCCGCCGTCTACCGCATCCGCAACGGCGTCGCACTCATCGACGGCATGGAACTCGCCGCATAACCCCCGGAGGAACCATGAAGCCGACCTGCCCCTCATGCAAGAAGCCCGGCGGCGCACTCACAGCCAAACCACACTGTGCCTCCGTGACGTGCGACTGGAACAAGTGCAACTGCGGCGCCACATACTCCCGTAAGAGTGGAGCGGGATTCGCGAACACCCCCAAGCCCGTTCACTTCCCCGCCGCAGCATAACCAATAGCGGCTGAATCCCAACAATCACACATAAGGCGGTGAGCGCATTGTGCCAGCAGCAAAGTACACGCCGGAGCAACGCGCCGAAGCCCTAGCGCTCTACGAAACGCACGGACCCTCAGCCGTCACCGCACGCTTCGGCATCCCCAAGACCACCGTCGCATCATGGGCCAAGAACGCTGGCGTACGAACGGTACGAACCGAGGCCACGCGTGCGGCTGTTGAGGCCAAGGTCGTGGACGGGAAGCTGCGCCGTGCGAACATCATGCACCGGCTGTACGGGCAGGCGGAGAAGATCCTCGATGACCTGGAGGGTTCGGAGTTCAAGACGCTGGTGAAGGGCCAGGGCGGTGCCGATCATGAGGATGTGCTGGACTTTGTCCCGCCGAATGATCGGAAGACCCTGATCCAGTCGGTCAGTACGGCGACGGCGTCGGCCGCGAAGCTTGAGGATTACGACAAGGCGTCCGCGGACCAGTCCTCGGGTGCTGTGTCGGTGATTGATAAGTTGATGGCCGGTTTTGCGTCGGCGTATGAGGCGGGGAAGTGACGCCGCCGCCACTCTCGCACAAGCAGGTCTCTTCGGTGGTGGAGTCGACGCGGGCGAAGATCGCCCTCTGGGTCGGCGCCGTCAGTGCCGGCAAGACCATCGCGTCGCTGTTCGCGTTCCTGTTCGCGGTCCGGCTGTGCAAGGGCACGGGCCTGATCATCATCGTGGGCAAGACGCTGCAGACCATTGAGCGGAACATTTTGGCCCCGCTGATGGATGACCGGCTCTTCGGGGAACTGTCCCGCCAGATTGTGCACACGAAGGGTTCCGGGGTCGCGCTCATCCTGGGCAAAGAGGTGCACCTGGTCGGGGCGAACGACTCCCGCTCGGAGGAGAAGATCCGCGGCTCGACCGTGGAGCTCGCCTACGTCGACGAAGCCACGCTGTTGCCGCCGGGGTTTTGGGAGATGCTCGTCTCCCGCCTCCGCGTCGCCGGCGCAAGACTGCTGGCCACCACGAACCCCGGCTCGACCCGGCACTGGCTCCGGCTCGACTGGATCCTGAACGCCGCGGCGAAGAACATGCTCGTCTTCCACTTCACCATGGACGACAATCCCATGTACTTCGAGGGCGGCAACCCCGGCCCGGCGTACATCGCGGACATGAAAGCCTCCTACACCGGGGTGTTCTACGACCGGATGATCAAAGGCTTGTGGACGAACGCCGAGGGCGCCGTCTACGACATGTGGGACCCGACCAAGCATGTGATCCCGTGGGAGCGTCTGCCCCCGCTCAAACGCATGCTGTGCGCGTCCATCGACTTCGGCACCCAGCACCCGACAGCCGTCCTCCTGCTCGGGCTCGGGTATGACCGGAAACTGTACTTCGTCGATGAGCTGCGCATCGACGTGGCCGTGAACCAGATCCGCCAGTCCCCGTCCCAGCAGTCCAAGACCATCCGGGCGTGGCTGAACCAGCCGCACCACCCCGAACAACTCACCCTGAGGCCTGAATGGGTGATTGTCGACTCCGCCGCCGCGGACTTCCGGCAGGAACTCTTCCACGACGGGCTCGCCACGCAGGGCGCGAAGAAGGACGTCATGTACGGCATCGGGCTCGTCTCGTCCCTGCTGGCCCGTGAGCAGCTCGTCGTGACCGACCGGTGCCAGGGCTGGATCGATGAGGTCACCGACTACGTGTGGGATACCAAAGCGTCCGAACGGGGCGAGGACAAGCCCAACAAGGACAAGGCCAAGGACGACAGCCTCGACACCGGCCGCTACGCCCTCGCCACTACCGAAGCCATCTGGCGCAACGAACTCACCGCTTAGGAGCGCACACCATGGCTTTGCCACAGTCCACCCAAGCATGGCCGCCCGCACAGGTGGGCCGGACCCTGCCGATGATGGGTGTGTGGTCTGCCTGGTACGCCGGGGACTCCGACCAGCTCTCCAGTGTGTATGGGGGGGCGTCGGGTGCTGACCCGACCGCGACCGGGTTCTTCGCCTCCGACCATGGCGGGTTCCGTGCCACCGTGGGCCGGGCCCTGACCCGCTGGTTCTGGGGTGAGGCGTCGAGGGGTCCGGATCGGCGGGTGAAGCTGCACGTTCCGATCGCCGCCGAACTCTGCCAGGCCTCCGCTGACCTGCTCTTCGCCGACCAGATCACCCTCAAGGTGGAGGACGAGACCACCCAGGCCCGGCTTGACGTGCTCTGCGACGACGGGTTGCACACCGAACTGGCGGAGGCCGCCGAGGTCGCCGCCGCACTGGGCGGGGTGTACCTGCGCGTCACCTGGGACGACACCGTCTCCCCGGACGCGCCGTTCCTGACCCATGTGGACGCGGACCAGGCGATCCCCGAATTCACCTGGGGCCGGCTGACCGCGGTGACGTTCTGGCAGGTCGTCGCCCGGGACGGCAAGCGCGTTTACCGGCACCTGGAACGCCACGAAACCACCGACAACGGCACCGGGATTATCCTGCACGGCCTGTACGAGGGCGAAGAGGACAAGCTCGGCCACCCCATCCCCCTCACCGAACTGCCCGCCACGGCAGGGCTCGCGGCCCATGTGAACGCGTTCGGCGCCATCGACTCCGGCTCCGACGGCCTCTGTGTCGTGTACGTGCCGAACCAGTCCCCGAACCGGCGCTGGCGGACCGACCAGCACGGCCGCCACCTGGGTCGGAGTGACCTTGACGGGGTCGAGCAGCTCATGGACGCCCTCGATGAGGTCTACACGTCCTGGATGCGCGACGTCCGTTTGGGCAAGTCGCGGCTGATGATCGCGAAGTCCCTCCTGGATAACGTCGGCACCGGCAACGGCTCGGCGTTCAACGCGGAGCAGGAAGCCTACGCGTCCATGAACATGCTCGGCGCGGCGGACGCGAAACTCGCCGACCAGATCGAGCAGGTCCAGTTCAATATCCGCGTCGAAGAGCACAAGGCGACCGCCGCGCAGCTGGTGCAGGACATCCTGCAAATGGCCGGCTACTCGTCCGAGACGTTCGGGATTTACGACGGCGGCGGCGGAATCAAGACCGCGACCGAGGTCGAGGCGAAACAGCAGCGCTCCCTCCTGACCCGGGACCGGAAGATCCGGCTCTGGCGCCCCGCCATCGCCCAGGTCATCGAGAAGCTCCTGGCGGTCGATCAGGCCCTGTTCGGGACCCCGCTCACCGTGCAGGCCCCGGACGTGCTGTTCCCCGACGGGGTGCAGGAATCGCCGCTGTCCATTGCGCAGACCGTGCAGGCGCTCCGTGCCGCGGACGCCGCCTCGGACAAGGTCATCGTCGGCATGGTTCACCCGGACTGGGACGAGGACGACGTCGAGGAGGAGGTGGCGCTCATTGTGGCCGCACGTGCCGCCGCACTGCCTGCCGCGCTGCCGGATCCGATGTACGCCCACGAGGACGGGATGACCGATGGCACAGCCCCAGCAGGAGACGGAGTCCCTGCCGTCAACGGTTGACCGGCTCTCCGCCGCGACGGTGGTGGTGTTCGCCGCCGCCGAGCAACGGCTCGTGACCGGGTCGGCGGTGCTGGTGAAGGCCGCCATCGCCAACCCGGCCCTGGTCCCCTCGTTGCGGGGCAGGCTCACCGGCCTGTCCCGAAACGTCTCCGCCGAGGTCCTCGCCAAGGTCCACGCCCTGGCCGATCAGGTGGCTGACACGGCGGCCCGCAACGGCAACGCCTCCGCCGCCCGCGAAGTCAGGGCGCTCGAACGCCGGGTGGACAACTTCCACGGCTCGGTCATGGCGGACATCATGCCGCACAACGTGACCGCGTCCCGGCTCATCGCCGAAGACCTCGCGTCACGGCTGGCAGCGGCCGCGCAACGGATCACCCGCTACGGGGACGACGCCTATAGGGCTGCCACGACCGGCGGGGCGCTCGCGCAGATCAACCCGGCCCGGGACATCATCCACCGCACCATGAACGCCGCCACCCCGGCGGAGGCGCAGGCGCAGGCGTGGCGGGAACTCACCGCCAAGGGCGTGACCGGCTTCACCGACGCCAAGGGCCGGGAGTGGAACCTCGCCACCTATGTGGAGATGGCCGTGAGGACCGCGACCCAGCGGGCGTACAACGCCTCGCACCGGGAACGCCTCACCCTCGCCGGGATCCACTACTTCACCCCCTCCACGACCGGCAGGCCGTGCCCGTTGTGTGCCCCGTGGGAGGGCCGGGTCCTCGCCGACCGGGGAGCCGGGCTGGTGACCGAACCGGACGCCGCCACGAATGAGCCCGTGACCTTCGAGGTCGCCGGCACCATCGAGGACGCCACCGCCGCGGGCCTGTTCCACCCGAACTGCAAACACACGTTGACCGCGTACCTGCCCGGCGTCACCAAGCTGGTCCCGAATCAGTGGACGGCCCGGGACGAGCAGCGCTACCGGGACACGCAGAAACTCCGCGCCCTCGAACGTGAGGTCCGCAAGCACCGGCAGGTGCAGGCCGCCGCGATCACCGACACCCAACGCGCCGCCGCAGGCCGTCAGGTCCGGGCCGCGCAGGCACTGGTCCGCGCCCACACCCAAGCGACCGGCATGCTCCGACGGGCACGCCGCGAACAAACCAACCTCGGCAACAAATAACCACTCTCACCACCGTCCCGGGAGGACACCATGAGCGCAACACCCCCAGAAGCACCCGCCGAACCGGCAGAGCCGCAGACCCCCCCGGCTGAACCGGCCCCGGTAGAACCAGCACCCGCGCCTGCCGTGTGGGATGACCCCGCCGCCGCCCGTGCCGAGATCGAAAAGCTCCGCCGCCAGAACGGCGACGAACGCATCAACGCCAAAAAGCAGGCCGCCGACGAAGCCCGCAACGAACTCCTGCAGAAGCTCGGCCTCACCAAAGACGGCGAACAGCCCGACCCGGCCAAGGTCGCCGCCGACCTCGCCGCCGAACGCGAAGCCCGGGCCAACACCGCCCGCGAACTCGCGATCTTCAAGGCAGCCTCCGGCGCCGGAGCGGACCCCGCGAAACTGCTGGACTCGAACTCCTTCCTCACTTCCGTCAAGGGGCTGGACCCCGCCGACGGGGACGCCATCGCCGCAGCCATCACGGCCGCGGTCACGGCAAACCAATCACTCAAGGCAGTCCGGGCGACTGGCGCGAGCGGCATCGAGCAGACCGGCGGGACCGGCGAGCAAGGCCAAATCACCGAGCAGCAGCTCAAAAACATGACCCCCGACCAGATCGTCGCAGCCCAGGAAAAGGGCCTGCTGCGGAACCTGCTGGGCTAAGCCACTCCCCCTCCTTGAAAGGACACCAACGTGTCAATCCTCAATTTCCGGCCAGAAATCTGGTCCGCCAACCTGCTCGTCGCCACCCGCAAGACCCTCGTCTACGGCGACTGCGTCAACCGTGACTACGAGGGCGAGATCAGCGCCGCCGGCGACACGGTCCGCATCACCTCCATCGGCCGGCCCACGATCAGCTCCTACGTGCCCAACAGCACGGTCATCAACCCGGAGCAGGTCAACGACTCCCAGCGCACCCTGGTCGTGGATCAGTCGAAGTTCTTCGCGTTCGCTGTGGACGACGTCGACGCCCGCCAGGCCAAGGGCAACGTGATCCCCCAGTCGATGAACGAGGCCGCCTACGGCTTCGCCGACGTCATCGACCAGTACGTCGCCAACAGCATGTACACGGGCATCCAGACCGCCAACCAGGTCGGTTCCATCACCGTGGCCGCGAACACCCCGTCGGACTTCTACGACAAGGTCCTTGTGCCGTTGAAGATCAAGCTGGATCTCGCGAACGTCCCCACCGAGGGCCGCTGGATCAACGTCCGCCCCGAAGCGCACGGCGCCCTGCTCCGTGACTCCCGCTTCGTGAAGGTCAACGAATCCGGCACGTCCGAGGCGCTCCGCAACGGTATGGTCGGCCGGGCCGCCGGGTTCGACATCCGCCTCACGAACAACGCCCCGAACACCACGGGCTCCGAGTACGTGACCATCGCCGGCACGAACGCCGCGTACACGTTCGCGGAACAGATCAACAAGGTTGAGGCGTACCGGCCGCAGAACAGCTTCTCCGACGCCGTCAAGGGCCTGGTCCTGTACGGCGGCAAGCTGGTCCGCCCCGACTTCCTCGCCTCCGCCCTCGTCACCATCTCCTAAGGAGCCTGAATTATGGCACGCACCGCTGTACCTGTAACCGACCTGACCGCCGCGACCTCCGTCGCGGACCCGGCAGGCACGACCGCCGACCCGACGAACGGGCACACCATCACCGGTGTCCGCCCCGAAGTCCTCGCCATCCGGGTCAAGAACACCACCGGCGGGGCGCTGAACGCGATCCTGCGCGCCGGCACGTTCCCGCTCGCCCCCGCCTCCGGGCAGGGCGACCTGACCGTGTCCGTCGGTGCGGGCGCGACCGTGTTCATCTCCCCGGCCGAGTCCGCCCGCTTCCTGCAGGCTGACGGCTCCATCAGTGTGGACCTGCAGGCCACGTTCGCCGGCACGGTGACCGCGTTCAAGGTCAACCGCCGCTGATGGGCGAGGAAGAAGCCCCCAAGGGGCAGGCCACGGTTCATATCCTCGGCGAGGGCGGGGGCATCTTCGAGTTGTCCCTGCCCCTGCACGAGACGATCGCGGAGAAGCTCGCCAAGGGCCACCTGCGCCGTGTCCAGCCGGACGGCACCCCCTATGTGGAGGGTGACCGCCCGGAGGGCGTCCCGTCCCTGCCGGAGTCCCGCCCCGCGCTGAACGCGGTCAAGGCCGAATGGGTCGGCTGGGCCGTGGTCCAGGGCCTCGCCCCGGATGAGGCCGAGGCGTTGACGAAGGCTGACCTGATCGAACGCTTCGGCGCCGGTCAGGAAGCCCCGGAGACACCCGAAACGCCGGCCGATCCCCCCGTGGATCCTCCGGAGGGAACGCCGGAAACCCCGGCCGAGTAGCACCACCGCCGGCGGCGCACCCCCTGCGCCGCCGGCACCCCCACACTTTAGGAGCACCGCATGGCTGGCTTGTTCGGCAACTTCGTCGTCCCCGACGCCCTCGCCGCCCCGGCGGACCTCGCCGCCTGGACCGGGACCGCAGCCCCGGCGAACGCGGTGCCCCTGCTGCGCTCCGCCACCACCCTGGTCCTCGCCGCGACGAAGGGCGCCTACTACGCCGTGGACCCGGCCACCGGCCTCGCGACCGACCCCGTCGTGGGCAAGGTACTCCAGGATGTGACGTGCATCCAGGCCGCCGCGTGGGCCGCCCTCGGGGTTGACCCGCTCACCGGCGGCGTCACCGTCGAAGGCGTTGAGTCCCAGACCGGGATCGGCTCGGCCCGCATCACCTACGCCGACGCCTCCCAGGCATCCGCGGCGAAGGCGGCGTCCCTGACGGACCTCGTCCCCGAGGCGAAGATGCGCCTGTCCCAGAACAACCTGCTCGCCACGAACGTGTGGGTCTACGGGTGAGGGGCATCGGGCGTTTCTTCGTGCACACCGTCACCGTGGAGACACGGACCGGGACCGGCGCGGCGGGGGACGTGTACGCAGCCCCCGTCACCGTGTCCGGCTTCCTCGAAGGCAAGGTCCAGCTCGTCCGGGACAGCACCGGGCAGGAGGTCACCGCGAACTCCACCCTCTACTGTGCCGTGGCCGACGGGGCACGCTTCACCCCCGACACGAAAGTCACAACCGGCGGGCGCATCTCCCGGGTCATCTCGCAGAACATCAACGACGCCCCGGGCCTGAACCTCCCCGACCACGCCGAAATCTACCTGAAGTAGGAAACCCATGGTCATCTGGTCCTTCGCACTCGCCGCCGTTGGCATCCTTGGCATCTACGTCGCCGGGAAGAAGAACGCGTGGGGCTGGTTCATCGGCCTCGCCGCACAGGGTCTATGGGTGGTGTTCGCCCTAGTCACCGGACAGTACGGATTCATCCTCTCCGCCGTCGCCTATGGCATCATCTACGGCAAGAACTGGCTGGCGTGGCGCAAGGCGGCCGCCGCCGATGGGTGAGACGTTCAGCATCCACCTTGACGAGGTCACCGACGCCGTCCTCGCCGCCATCCCCGCCGCCAGCTTCAAGGCCATGACGCACGTCCACGGCGTCGCGGTCAACCGGACCCCGCTGCAGGACGGCAACCTCCGGGGCGAGTCCTACGTGGAGAGCACCCCGGCCGGGGCGGACATCGTCTACCCCGGGCCGTACGCTCGCTTCCAGGAATTCGAAATTTTGCGTCACGACGTAGGCCAGCGCTTGTATCTGACATCGTCGATCATCCAAGAGGCCCCGAAGGCGATAGAGATCGTGGCCCAAGAATTACGCAAGGTCATTGAGTAGGATGGGCGCCACATGAGCTATGCAAAAGACCTGCTCACCGGGATAGCACAGATGATCTCGGACACCGCCATCGCCGTCTACAAACCAGCCGGCGTCTACGATGCTGCGGATAACGCGATCGTGTTCGGCGTGTGGCCGCAGTCCCCGGACAGGTGCATCGTCCTGAACTACACCCCCATGGTCCTCGCCACCATGATCCCGATGGAACGCGGCCTGCTTGAGGCGCACATCCGGGGCCCTGCCGGGGACCCGTTCGACGCTGCCGACACCGGCGCCGCGCTCCGGGACCTCATCCACGGGATCCGCAATACCCCATTCGGGACGGCGAACGTCATCCAGATCCTGCACCGCAACACCGTCCCGCTCGTGCAGGACGCAAACCGGCGCATGGAAGTGGTCGAACAGTTCGACGTCGACCTCGACACTCCCCCCACGGCCAACCGGCCCGACGGCGGGGAATGGTGATCTGTTAATCACCGGCCCCCGGCTGTATGATGCGGGAATGAACAAGCCACGCCCCTCCGCCGTCACCCTCGCCACCGGCCTCACCGTCTCCGCCGCCGGCGCCCTGCTCGCCCTGCTCGGCTTGTTCTGGGTCGGGCTGGCCGTCAGTGCCGTGGGCGCATGGCAGGCCATCACGGGCGTGTACAGGCTCGCCGCTGCCATCGACTACCTCGCGGCCCGGCCCGTCGTCCGCCGGACCACCGTGGAGGCGGAACGCGCCCCGCAGTAGCCGCCACAGACCCTAACTGAATAGCTTCACCCTTCTAGCCTCGTAGACCGCCTACGGGGCTTTTTCATTGCCCGAAACAGCCCCGTAGGAGGCACCCCAATGTCAGTTTCTCTGGCCCGCCGATTTAAAGTCGATGTCAGCACCGACGGCACCACCTGGCTGCCCTTCAAGGGCATGCAGGACTTCTCCCCCAAGGAGAACTCCACCACCCAGTCCACCGCGACGTACGACAACGCCGGGTACGACAGCTTCGAGAAGACCCTCACCGCGTGGGAAGTCACCATCAAGGCCAACCGCCCCACCACGGCGGGCGTGTTCGACCCGGGTCAGGAGCTTGTCCGGGCCGCGCAGTTCCAGTTCGGCGACCAGGCCCGCGTGTACATCCGCTGGTATGACCGCAACGGTGCCGCCGGCGCGAAGTCCGGCCGGGCCCTGGTGGACTGGAACCAGTCCAAGACCGGCGTCGCCGATGTTGAGGAAGTCACCGCCTCATTCAAGGGCGACGGCGTCCTGTCCGACATCAGCAACCCGTACGCTGCCGCCGCTGTCCCGGTGATCGCCTCCGCGACCCCGTCCGGTGCCGCTGTGGGCACGCTGGTCCGGATCACGGGCGCGAACTTCACCGGCACCATCGCCACGACCGGCGTCAAGTTCGGTGCGACGAACGCCACGACCTGGGACGTCATTTCCGACTCCCTCATCGAGGCTGTTGTCCCGGCCGGCACTGCGGGCGCGGCGAACATCACGGTCACGAACGCCGCCGGCGTCTCGACCGCCTATGTCTACACGAGGGGCGCGTAGTATAGCCCACGGCGCGGGGGTCTCCGGTATACTTATGGGAGACCCCCGCGCTGCGTCAACAGCCGGGGGCATGACCGAATCGGGAAGGATTCGATATGCCTGATATTACCGCACCCTCCGAGGCATGGAAGCCTATTGCAGGCTACGAAACTGTCTACGAAGTCTCCGACTGGGGCCGAGTCCGGCGCCTCCCTAAGGGGAATATCCTCAAGGCCAGTCAAGCGGGTAGAGGATATCTTCGCGTTACCTTGTCTGTGAACGCAGTCATGACCGGCAAATACGTCCACCATCTTGTCGCTGACGCATTCCTAGGGGCTCGCCCATCCGGATTTGACGTCTGCCACCTCAACGGCGACATTGCTGATGCGCGGCTCGCTAATCTCCGTTACGGAACGCACCACTCAAACATGCGTGACTCACTGAGGCACAAGACCCACCTGAGCACGCATAGGACCCACTGTTCAAAGGGTCACGAGCTGACCCAAGACAACGTCTACCGCAGGTTCTACAAGTCAGCAGACGGTGGACCGCGATACCGTGACCGGTGCAAGGCCTGCATGAAGGTCAAGAGCAAGATCGATTACGCGGCTTGGAAGCAGCGCAACGGCAAGAACTAGATACCGCCCCAACGAAAGCGGCTCGCAGGAAACCAGCGGGCCGCTTTTTCGTGCCCCCAAGACCCGGGGGCGGGTTGCGTGAGAGTGGCCCGCCCCCGTACCACCCCCAACTCTCACACCTCACTCTCACAAAGGACTCTCACCATGGCTTTGCGCCCTTACGAAGACATCATCGGCCCCCTGATCATCCCGGTCCGCGGCAAAACCTACCCGCTCCCCGTGATTTCCATGGCCGACGGGCTCAGGATCCACGCCTCCTACACCGGCGGCGCGGACCTGTCCATCAACGACCTCACCGACATCATCCTCGGCGACGCGAAAGAGCAGATGCTCGCCGACGGCGTCCCCCTCGCCGTCATCGACCGCGCCCTGTGGGCCGGGATCGCCGACTTCCAGCACGGCCGCGACACCGCAGAGGCAGTGTGGGAAAACGGCGCCCCAAAAGCGGCGGTGGAGGAACTGGCCCGGATTCTCCAACAGGCCCAGATGACCCCCACGGACGCGGCGACTACGACGCCGCCACCGGCCTCTGGGACTGGTACGAACGCCCCGAAGACACCGGCACCCCGGTCACGTGGGAAGAAATCCTCACCCACCACACCCTGATCGTCGCTGACTTCGCCTCCGAGTACGGGATCCGCCTCCACCGCGACCCGCCCTCCTGGGCCGAGTTCCGGGATCTGGTGCACGGGCTGCTGCAGACCGAGTCCCGCCTGTGGCGCGCCCTCCGACCCGACGACGAACCGACACAGCAGGGAGAGTAACCCATGAGCGGGCCAACCACCACCGGCAGCATCGACGCGAAACTCACCGTTGACGACTCCGACTTCAAAAGGGGAATGGCCGAGGCGAAGGCCGAAGCCAAAGAGGTCGGCGCGCTCGAACCGACGGTAAAGGTCGACGCGAACGTCGGGCCGGCCCTGGCGAAACTCTCCCAGGTCGCGGTCGCCGAGCAGCGCCTCGAAGTCGCCACCCGGCAGGCCGCCAACTCCGCCTCCACCTCCTATGTCGCGAATGAGCGGCTGCGGGCCATGCAGGAAAAGCGCGGCGCCACCGAACTGCAGCTCACCGCCGCCACCGAAGCCGCGGCGCGGGCGGACCGGAACGCCGAAGCGTCCGAACTGAAACTCATGGCCGCCACCAAGGCCCTGAGTGCGGCGAAAGCCGAAGAGATCCGCAAGTCCCAGGAACAGGTCCTCGCGAACGAGGAAGTCGCCGCCTCGGACGAGAAGACCATCCGGTCCAACAACCGGCGCATCTCCGGCCTGCAGGTCCTCCTGGGCCTCGCCCCCGCCATTGTGGCGGCCGCCGCACCCGTCGCCGGCGCGGCAGTGGGCCTGGGTGCCGCGTTCGGTGTCATGGGCGTCTCCGGCGTCCTGGCGATCATGGGCATCAAGCAGGCCATGGAGGTCGGCGACTCCGTCGGCAACACCTACGCCGCCGGCCTGTCCTCCCTCAAGGGCAACCTGGATGACCTCGCGGGGACCTCCGCGAACGCCATGCTCTCCACCTTCAACCGGTCCGTGTCCGACGTGAATGCCCGGATGCCGTTCCTGACCGACATGGTCGGCTCCGCCTCCGCCGCCCTGGGCACGATGGGGAACACGGCGCTGCGCGGGGTTCTGGACGGGCTCCAGACCATGAACCCGCTCCTGCAGGCCGGGCAGGAAGAACTCTCCCAGTTCGTGACGTGGCTGTTCAGCTTCAACGGCACGAACGGCTTCACCCAGTTCATCAACTACTCGGTTGAGAACCTGCCCTCGGTGATGCACCTGATCGAGAACCTCGTCCTGACCGCCGGGCACATCCTCTCCGCCTTCGCCCCGCTCGGGCCCGTGGTGATCGGTTTCCTCAGCGGCTTCTCCGACGCGCTGAACAACCTACCCCTGCCTGTCCTCGCCGGAGTGGTCACCACCGCGGCCCTCATTGGCCCGGCCCTGAAAACCGCGTTCGCGCCCGGCGTGTCCGCCCTCATCGTGTCCGTCGGTGAGGCGATCGGCTTCACCGGGGTCATGGCGAACCTCGCCGTCCCCGTCGTCGGCGTCCTGACCGCCGTGATCGCCGGGATCGGTGTCGCCGCCGCCTCCGCGTCCTTCGGGACCGACCAGGGCACCGCGTCCCTGCACGACTACACCCAGGCGCTCAAGGACGACAGCCTCGCCATCGGCGAACACGTCCAGGCCCAGGTCGCGAAGGAACTCGTAGACTCCGGCGCCGCCCAGGCCGCCCTGCGCCTCGGCCTGTCCCTGCAGACCGTCCAGCAGGCCGCGCTGGGGAACGCGACCGCGATCGAGGCGGTCAAGAATGTCACCGATGAGGCCGCGAAGGGCATCATCGACTGGACCTCCGGCGGGGCCTACGCGTCCGAGCAGAACAAGCGGCTCTCCGCGGACGTGGACCTGATGCGCGGGTCGGTGATCGGCGCCTCGGGTGCGATCAACGACCAGTTGGACAAGCAGAAGCTCCTCAATGAGATGATGCACCCGACCTCGGCCGCGATGACCGATCAGGCCCGGGAGGCACAGTCCCTCGCGGAGAAGTACGGGACGACCGTCGCGGCGCTGCAGTCCGCGCAGGGCGCCGAGGCGTCCACCGGGCAGACCCTGGCCGAGACGACGATCAAGATGCAGTTGCAGAACGACGCGGCCGGCATCCTGAAGGGCACCCTCGACACCCTGAACGGCAAGGCACTCTCCGCCGCGCAGGCGCAGAACGCCTTCGATTCGTCCCTGGCGAACATGGGCGACCATGTGGACAAGGTCGGGAAGAAGGTCGAATTCACGACCACGTCCATCGGGGACATGTCGGCGGCGTCCGTGGCTCTCCGGGGCCAGCTCAACGGGCAGGTCGCGAACCTCCAGCAGGTCGTGGAGGCCAACGGCGGGCTGGCGAACTCGACGGGTAAAGCCCGTGAGCAGATGGTCACCATGCGTCAGCAGATCATCGACAACGCGGTCGCGCACGGGGTTGACAAGGACGCCGTATCGGCGTACATCGACAAGCTCATGGCCGTCCCGGCGAGCGTCCCGCCGACGAAACTCGACGTGGACAACGCCGCGGCGAACGCCAAGATCGCGTACACGAAGTTCCTGCTCGATTCCCTGCGCGACAAGACAATTTTCGTCAACGTGCAGCGCTCGGAATCCGTCAGCACCGGTCTTGGGGACGCGAAGGGCTCCGATAAGCCCACCGCGTACGCAACGGGCGGCCGGGTCGCGTACCTCGCATCCGGCGGTGTCCCTGACTTCAAGCCGATGGGCACGGACACGGTCCCGGCGATGCTTACTCCGGACGAGTTCGTCATGCAGCGCGGATCAGCGAAGTCCATCGGTCACGACACCCTGGACTACATGAACCGGACCGGGCAACTCCCGCCCACCGGGCAAACCCAGCAGGGCGGGCCGGTCACGGTGAACCTGATCCTGGACGGCAAGATCATCGACACCCGCATCGTGGACCTCGCCGCAGGGGTCGCCGACCAGCGCATCCACGCCGCCGACACCAGTGTGCAGTACCAACGGAGGGGACGCTAAATGGCTGTCGCAATCACGGCCGCATCACTGGCCGGCGGGCCCTGCCCCCGGGCCGGTGTCACCATCACCGGGCTCGGGGCGGTGTCGGGGTCCGTCGTGTCCGTCTGGCGGAACACCCCGGACGGGCGGGAAGCGGTCCCCGGGTACCGGCGCGTCGCCATGGTCGACTCGTCCTACCTGGTGGATTTCTACCCGCCACTCGGGGTGCCGGTCACCTATGAGCTGGAGGTCATCTCCGGCCCGTCCGGGGTCGCCCGATACACCACCGCACCTGTGACGGTCGCCTCGGACACCGGCTGGCTGATGGATGCCCTCGTCCCGCAGACCGCGATCCCCGTCACGGGCCAGCGAGTGGCGGACGGTTTCGAACTCATGGCCTCGTCCATGAAAGAGCTGGAGTATGCCGCGGACGTGTCGGTGTTCACCATTATGGGCTCCGACAAGCCCCTGGCCCTGTTCGGGCAGCGGCAGGCGGCCCGCGGCGTGAACACCAAGATCGCGACCCGGTCCGTGGAGCAGAACGCGAAACTCGCGGACCTGCTGCAATCCACCGCGCAACTGCACTTCCGTCCCGCGCCGGGCTGGGCGAACCTGCACGCCGGCGGGTCGCTGTTCATCGCGAACCCCTCCGCCCGGCAACTGCCCGTCACCCCGCACTGGGGCGGCAAGCTCACCTGGTGGGACCTGAAGAGTGACGTCGTCGCGGCCCCGGCGATCAAGGTCCTCACGGCCACGTTCTCCTACGGGGATGTGGCGCTGATGTTCAGCACCTACCAGCAGAAACTCGACGCCCTGTCGGGGAAGAAATACCTCGATGACCTGAAGAACCCGCTGGGAGGCTGATGTGCGCCTGATCGACCCGGTCACCCTGGCCGCCCTGAACGGCTCCCGCCCCGCCGACACCCTGACCGTGTGGGCGTGGAGGAACGGCACCCTCGTCGCCCCCGACCCGCTGCAGATCCTGTCCTGGGCCGCGGACGACGCGGCCGGGGACAGTGTGAAGGTCGCGCAGAAGCTCACCCTTACCATCGCCGACCCGGACGGGTCGTTGGGGGCGTGGCTGTTCGAGGACCCCCTGTCCGTGGCCGGGACCCGGCTGCAGGTCATCTACCGGGTCGGCGGGTCCGGGGCGGTGAACTTCGGCTGGTACCGGGTCGTCGCCAACTACCCCACCGCCCGGACCGACTCCCGGGTCGTGAACGAATACGGGCTCGTCGAACCCGACGCGGTCCTCGCCCCGCACTCACGCCGCAAATACGTCCTGACCGGCACCGTGCAACTGGACCTTGTCGACCTGACGTTCAACGTCGACCAGGACCGGTTCGAGGCGCCGGAGTCGGCGTCCACCGCGACCGTCCTGACCGAGATCGCCCGGCTCACGGCCAACCACTTCCCCGTCGTCACCGACCCCGGGGTCACGGACGTGAACGTGAACCGGCTCCTCGTGTTCGACCGGGAACGCCTCGAAGCGGTCCAGGATCTGGCCTCCCGGCTCAACGCCCGGTACCGGATGGGCGGGGACGGCGAATGCCACATCTACCCGCGCACCACGGCCCCGGTGTGGCGGGTCGAACCCGGTGCCGGGCTGGTGAACGTGACCCGGAAGCAGTCCGTGACCGGGCTGTACAACCGGTGGGTTGTGGAGGGCAAAGACTCCGGGGACGGTTCCCCCGTCCGGGCCG